ATACCTAGATTATTCTCTGATGAGAGAACACTAAAATTAAACTTAACAATAAACTCAGGGAAGTTATCATTCTCTGTACCAGCAACAACCTCAACAATTCTCATTGCTAAAGTTTCTGTTACAGCGAGTGAACCACCATTACTACCGACAACAAGGTTTATACCTGAAAGTCCAGTAGAGGTGCTTTGAGCCTCATAGTTACCTAATGCTGCGTTTTTACCAACAGCGCCAGCAAAACCAGAGCCGTCTGTGCCACTATTAAATGTTCCTAGTGCAGCGCTACCTTGAATCTGATATAGCTGTCTTGGATCATCGTTGACTGTAACAAATATGTCTGTAAAGCCAGCGGTAGTAGCATTAGCTGGTAAATGTTGTGCAAACTGTTGAACGCCATTAGCATCAACATATCTAACACCAACACATACACCCATAACACCAGCAGTGGCGTTAGTAGATGTAGCTTGAAAGTCAACCGCTACAGGTGTAGCTGTTGCGGCTACAGGTAGCCCAGCAGTAGTTAGTAGTACCTCATCACCAAAAAATATTCCAGCCGTATTATTAGCCTTAACTGGAAACTCTCTCATGGCCCCACCATGATTGGGTGTTCCNCCAAGCATATTGGTTGGACGTAACCCGAAAGGGGAAGCAGTAGCTGCCATNTATAAATCTCCTAATAAAAAATTATTTACCTTTACCAAAAGATACCGATGTTTTATGATCTCTAAACAAAGGCGCTCTTGGGTCATTTTCTTTCATAAAATTGTTATTAACTGAATCCATTTGGTTATTAGCCTGATTCTGATAATATTCGTTTCGTTGTTCTACAAGCTCTATTGGAGTTTTGCAGAGTAATAATCCGCCTATTTCTACACAGCCCGGATGCCTACTATTTATGTCTGCTACGATTTGCATATGTGGTTGTTCTGTCGCTTTAACTGGCTCCCAACCTTCTCTTAGTTTCATAGAAACATTTCGAGGGTCGGCTTCGTTTAAAGTAGACGTACGAATCCACCTATACTCGTAACCAGGCAACCTATTAGGTTCTGGTAACGTAGAAGGAGGCGCCCAATTTTTTGGACGTTCTTTTGCAGTTCTGTTTTCTAACTCACGAGCTAATCTGTTTTCAGCCATTTTGATTCTCCAATCTAATTAATTCTTTGGCGTATTGTTCCGGGGTCAAACCTAATTTCTTTGCTAAATTAATTTGAGACGTACTCAATCGTACTTTCTTAGAAGACGTGGTTCTCGTTACCGGAGCTACAACTGCCGAAGGTTTTGTTTTTACAGTTTCTTTCGTAGATTCTGTATTGTCATCGAGTTCAAAATTTTCTGGAAACCGTTTTCTCATGGTTTCGTCTATTCGTGTGTAATACTCATTCGTAGTGGCGTATCCTACGCCATTTTGCTTTACCAATTTCTCATGCAAACCTAATGCAAGGCTAGTCATTTCTTCGTCTTGACCGAACCAATCATTTTTATTCTGCCAATCCATGGCCTTTGCGTCAGGCGGTAAAGCAGCAGGTTTACTATTACTTTCTTGTTTTACAGTATTTTCTTCAGTTTGTAAAGGGGTTTTATATTTTTTTACATTCTGTTTTCTATAAGTAGCTTCACTAAGTTTTTGTTGAGCTTCTACTGCTTTTTCACTATCCCCATCATCAAAGGCTTCTTTATACGCTTTTTTAGCCGCAGATATTTCAAGATCAGCCGCATTGCCTGCGGTGTTTAAAAATTGTTCTTTAAGTTTGTTATTTTCTCGAAGTAACTTTTTAGCAGCTTGAATAGCTTCTTGATTTTCACGTTGGACACGTTCTTTCTCTCGCCTTTCATCATGCCAAACTTTTTTAAGTTGGTATATTTTATCTTTTACTTTAGCGTCATACTCATCAAGTTCTTCTGAATCTAACTTATTAACTAACTCTTTCGGTAGATTTTTTCTGTTTTTATCTTCTTCAGGGGTATCATCTGCTATTTCTATTTCAACATCAGATACTTCATCTTTTACTTCTTCTTTATTTAATGTTTTTTGTTCTTCAGCCATTTTACTCTCCTATGCTCGTGAAATTCCTCGTGGGTCTTCTACAACCGCTTCTACACTATCATCATTTATAAGACGAAATTCTTTACCATGTATTTTTAATCTAGTGCCTGAATTGGGTCTAGCTAATATAAAATCTCCCTCTTTACACCAAGCTCCGCTAGGAAACCTAGTTTTGTCTGTGTAGCAATCAGGGCCAAGTTTTAAAACAAAAAACACAGTGCTTAAAACTTCTTCAAAATGTTTTGTTGTATCAGCTTTAATTAAACCACTTTCATACTTATCTTCTATATTAGGTACCGTACATAAAATGTGGTACCCAGAAGGTGATGGTAATTGTGTAGCTTTATCAGTATTTGGTTTTTCCAAATCAGGGAATAACTCTAATTGTTCAGTGGGCATATTAGTCGTCATTATCGTAGTCTTCCTCCGTAGTTCGTCTAAGGTCTTCAACGTGTGCCTTTGCAGCATTTAGACCTTTTATCACACCGCAAAGTTTTTGATACTCGTCATAAGTTTTAGCAGACCCATTAGCTATGGCTTCACTAACACTCTCTATCTCTTCATCTATTTTTTCAAACAACACTTTAAAAACAGTCGTCATTCTTTAGGCTCCTGTGTTGGTGGTGTTGGAAGTGTTTGTTCCTGTGGAGAAGTTGGTTCTTCAGGTTGACTCATAGCACTTTGTAATAAAGTTTGTACAATAGCGTCATCTGATTTATTCTCCGCCTTTTGTTCCTCTACTAATGCTTTTATAGCTTCAGAAGACTCTTTTTGTTCTAACTTTGCGTCATCTGTAATTGCTTTAGTTAAAGTGTTCATTTGAGCCTGTCGTTCTTGCGAAGCAATTCTTTCTTGCTCTACTGCAATCTGTGCTTGTTTAAGTGCCACATCAGACTGATCTTTCTGTGCTTTTCGTTGAGCATCTTGTGCCTTGATCTGTAACTCTTGTTGTTGCATTTGAATAATTGGATCTTGCGCTTTTTGTTGCGCTTTTTGCTGTGCCTGTTGCGCCATATTGTTTTGTGACAATTGAGTAGAAGCCTGTGCTATTAAACGAGAAACTTCTAGTTCCATATCTTCCGGTAACTCTGAATCTGGTTTTGGAAGTGGAGCGCCAACTCTCTTTTCTATATCTAGTCTGTACTTAAACCCTAAATGTTCGGCCACATGCGCCTGTAAAGCTGTTGCTATGAGTGTAGCTTTTGGATTCTGAGCAAGGAGTTGTCCTACAATTGGGTCATTTAAAAAATTCATGTGCGCTAATATATGTGCGTCATGATCCTGATACATAAATGCTTTCATAGGTTTTACTTTTAAAGCGTCCATATTTTCTGTCAAAGGGTCTTTTGGTTTTGCATCTTCTTCAAGAGGAACAAGTTTAGCTGCATCTTTTATACCCAACACATCTAACATCTGCCTATGAAGCTGTGGCATGTTATATATTTGTGGTGCGCCTTGAGCCATTTGCATAACCGCTTGATACTGTACAACCTTTTGCGCCATAGTAGAAGCGTTAGGATCAGATATAGGTAAAACCTCAACTAGATCATAATCAGATTGCTTTATTTTAGGAGTGCCACTTTCCGGTTTGTAACTATATTCATCAGGAGTGTAGTCTCTAATAATATTTTTTAATAACTTAAACTCTTGACGCATAGAGTAATGCACTCTAGCTTGCACAGCAGACATAACTTTTAAAGATCTTTCTAGTATAGCTAAAGTTGTACCTACTGGACTTTGCGCTGACATGTCAGATATTTTTAAATCTGCTGCACTTGCAAATCTTCTACCCTCGTCAACTATAGTACCCAATAATGTGTATAAGACTTGACTAGGCTCTTTGTATGGCAACGTCATTATATTATCTTTTATACTTCCACTTGCTACATCTACATCTCTAAACTCAGCAGGACTTATTGGTGTATCGTCACCTTTTACTCTAAGCCCTTTAGTTTTAAATCCACCGGGTAAGTTAGATAGAGTTCCTGCGTCCACAAGTTGTCTTATAAGAGACGTACCAGATTTAGCAAATGCGCCTACCAAATGAATTAAACCAAAACAATAAAATCCAAATCCCGGTACATAACCGTAGTGTACAAAATGATTACGTTTTTTCTTTAGGTCATCATCAGGTTGGTAGTTTCTTCTTATCGAAAGAATTTCGCCCGTAGCTTTTTCAATAGTAACCACATATGGCAAAGCAATTCCTGTTTCTTCTTCATCCTTGTCCTTATCTTCATATCCGGGTAAGTCTAAATCAACGTGCATCTCTAATATTTTGTACCTGTCATCATATGATGCAGAGAACCCCATTTTTTCAGCTATTTTCTTTTCTACATCATCTAGCTCATCACTAGGTTCTCCTAGCTCTACATCTCTGTAAAACTCAGATACTTGTAGTTTCTTTAATTCATTAGGTGTCTTACGCATAACATGTGTTACACGCTCAGATGTTTCTAAATCTGACGCACCATACGGTACAACTATATCTTCGGCAGGTATAAATACAGATACTTGTCTTTCAAGGCTGGGATCGTAATAAACTTTTTTAAACGCATTACCCGATAAACCAAGGCCCCATAACATTCTTTCGTGTTCTGGACGATACTCAACCATCTTCTCAGTTAGTTGATAGTTCATATCTGCTTTTACACGAGAGGCTGCTTCTTTTTTCTCTCTACTGCTTTCACCTATAATCTGAGTTTTTACTGGCCCTTGTGCAGGAAAAGTCTCCATAATTGTTTCAGATTGAAACTTAACAAGTGCTTCAGTAAGTAGTGGATGATGTACACCACAAGCCCCAGGCCACGGCTCTGTTCTTTCGTCTAATTTTAAACCTAGAAGATCTAGTCCATCTACATAAGTCTGCATCCAATCTTTGCGACTAGATATGTCAGACTCAAAATCACCTAATAAATCTTCAGATAAAGAATTTAGATCGCCCTCCTCCATATCTTCAGCAAGATTAGCGTCAAAGTTTTCATCCGTTTCTTTACCCGGCTCTATCTCTATTTCCAAACCACCCATTTCTATAGAAACTTTTTCAGGATCTTCTATTTCTATCTCTATGCTAGGCTCCATATCTTCTTGGCCTACCATCTGTGCTAATCCTTTTGGTGCGGGAATTAACCCTTTATCTATCCCATTAACTGCCATGATTTATCCTTTGTATTTAATAGTAAGGCTCTCTTCGCATCTTTCGAGGCATATATTCATCGTCTTCATCAAGAAGAGTCCTAATAAATCCGCCTTTCCTAAACCTCATTAACGCTAAAGACGTTGAGTCTACATAATCATCATGTTCCCCAGCAGGAAAACTTGCTACTTCATCAACAACTTCTTCTGCCCAATTAGTATTTGGTATCCATACCCTGCCTGAAGCAAACATATCTGACACCGCATTTAGTCTTGATATTTTATCGTTACCTTTACTAGGAGTAAACTCTTGAACTGGAACCCCCATTGCCCTCATCTCGTATATTAACGGAGCGCCAGATGCTTTTTTCTCTATAATTATAGAATCAGGCTCCCAATCATCGTATTCCTCTAATGCTACCTTTTTTAACTCAGGAAACTCCATTCTTTTACGAAAAGCGTTCAATAATATTATATTAGCTTGTTTTAACCCTGTGTCATCTTCTTGATAAAACACTCCCCATGTTGTACATGCCGAATAATCCGCACGTTGAGTCTTTTCAAACGCTGTATCCCATGACTGTAGTATAAAATCACAAGAAGGTGGGTCTTCTTTCTCCCAAATCTGCCACCATTCACGTTTTACTATAGCTGAATTTTCTGAAGTTGGGTTTTGTTGATACTGAGCCATCCATTTAGAGTTAGGTAGCTCTTCTTTTAACGCATCTAGCTCAATTAAAGGCCAAAACTGAGGCCAAAGAGGCTTACCACTAGGTAAAATAGCCGGAAATTCTATTAATTCCCACTCTTCTCCCCCTCTTTGTACTGAAGCTCGCATTACTTGACCCGTTAAATCACGTTTTGACCACCTTGTCATCACAATTATAATCGCACCGCCCGGTTGCAAACGCTGTCTTGGCCCAGATGTGTACCATTCATACGTTTTATCGTATATTTCAGGGTTTACTTCTGCTTGGGCGGCTTCTTGCTCTGAGTGAGGGTCATCAATAATGAGGATATCCGCACCTTTACCCGTAACAGCACCTCCAACACCGATAGCAAAGTAGTCTCCGCCTTGGTTAGTGGCCCAACGCCCAGCTGCTTTTGAGTCAGC